AAAAAAACTCAGAAGCAGAAGACTGGATTTAATAACTATACCAGTGGTCGTGATTATGAGATGAATAATCTCGAACGTAGTCTTCTGGGTATTTCGGAAGGAGGAGAACATGGCGGTAATTCGTAGTATCAGAGGCGGTACAGCCGGTCTGAATGAAGAAGAACGGCTTACAATTGCCAGGCTGTTAATTAAGGCAGGGTATTCCGTTAAGATTGGATATCGTGTGATTCCAGGTAATACAAAGGGCAAGAAAGAATATATCGTAGAGTATTGGGAGAAAGAAGAAAAACCATAAAGCTTTTTAGGAAAGTAAGAAATAAATCATCAGACAGCCGATTATCACTCGGTAGTCGGTTGTCGAGAAAGAGAGAAAATTATGAGTACATTTGAAGAAAGAATAGCAAAAGCAGTAGCAGATAAATTGAATGACGGAACAGTTGAAGAGCTTGTATCCGATGCCGTAACCAAAGCATTGAAAAGCAGTATTGAAGATCAGTTCACATGGAAAGGTGAAGCGAGAAAGGTTATTGACGAGAAAGTAAAAGAAGTAATGACACCGGCAATCGAAAGAGTAAGTTTGGATGATTATGTGGTAAAACTCGATGCAGTTCTCGCAGAAATTATCAACAGCACAAATTTAGTTGACAACAAGGAAATCCTAGGGAACTTCAAAAGCCTTATGACAGAGCCGGACAAAGATGTAATCAGCTTGAAAGATGTATTCGAGAAATACAAGGAATATGTCAGCAAGAATGTTGATACGTCCGAACTTGAAATTTGTACAGATGATAGACCGACATATCAGAATGTGACAGCAGAAGTAACCGTGGATATAAGCAATCGCATATTCGGAGGAAGATTTTGTGATTTGGTTTTCAAATGTGAAGAGGACGAGAAATTGACAAAAGAAATCCATATGTATGAATCGAAAAGTAATAGATTCAGCATTACAAGATTCAAAAGTGAACTTGATATCAATTCGTTAAGACGCGTGGATGAATTTGACATTTTCATGATGAGGTTAGACAGGGCGTTCTGCGATATCACAGATATTATGGATATGTACGATGATGATGTTGAGGTTGAAGCTGAACCAGAAGCAGATTGGAGGTAAGTTATGAGAATTATTAGTCAGAACGGATTATTGGATGCGCCTTATGAATTGATTACAATTTCACCATATTCGAAAAATATGGCAACAATCGTTGGAACATTTCCGGGGAATGACCTCGGCAAAGGAGATAGAGTTTATATTTTAGCTGAATATTCCACCGAAGAAAAAGCAACAAAGGCTATGGAGATGTGCAGAGAAAAGTATCTTTCAAGGATGGAGTTGGACGGTGGGTATGACGTTGTAAACGGTTGCTACGTGCAACCTAATTACTGGGTATTGCCTAAGGTATTTCAGTTTCCAAAAGAAGAGGAGATCGAAGATGAATAATCAGCAAGCAATAGACAGATTGACGAAGCATTTGGAATGGGGCTGGTCTGAGGAAACAGTAGCTGCTATTGAAATGGGGATACATGCACTGAAAGAAACTCAGTGGATTCCAGTAAGTGAGAGACTTCCAAAGAAGCCAGAGAGTGACGGCGATTCCGATGGCTACATTGTGCAGACCAGACGGGTTGAGCAACCGTTTAGTGCCTGCTGGGATGGAAGAGAGTGGACAGACGAATCAGATGATGTTGTGGACGGAGTAATAGCATGGATGCCACTGCCTCAGCCATACAGAGAGGGAGAATGATTTTAAGCGAGGTGGAAGAGATGAAGAATAAAGAGAAGTATGCAAAAGAAATTATGGAGATTGCTTGTAATGGAAGTAGTATTGCAGTAACCAAAGAATGCAGACGTATAGTACCGTGTGATAGCATTTACTGCGTCACATGTCTATTTTGTGATACTGATTGCAAAGAAAACGTAAAAGAATGGGCAGAATCCGAGTACATCGGAAAGCCAGTGATTAGTGAGAGCGATAGAGCGTTTTTGGAGTTGTTTAATGATAAATGCAAATACATAGCGAGAGATAGTAATGGCGAATTGCATGGTTATGAATTAACTGCCATGAAAAACGAGAAAATGGAAATATGGGATACGACAGCAGAATACGTCAATATTGACTACTTCTTTGCAGTAGACCTCCCAATGGTCAAGTGGTCAGATTCCAAACCGTGGCTTATCGAGGACTTGAAGAAGTTGGAGGTAGTAGAGAAATATGAATAGAGAAATGCTTTTTAGAGGGAAGCGTATAGATAATGGTGAATGGATGCCGTTGCCTGAACCGTATAAGGAGAAAACAGAATGACAAATAGGGAATATATGATAAATCTATTGCTGGACGGTTTGGAATCACGCTTGAACCGAGTAAGCATTGATGATGCTGGTGCAAGCGAAGAAGCTATGATTTATTACAACATAAATTGTCCATATTATGCAGGTGATAAAAGAGCATATTGTCGAAAAGAAGGTAGTCTAGTACCAAGTAGAGAGGTATGCGTAGCTTGTAAAACACATTGGCTTGAACAGAAAGTTGATGAATAAAAACAAAACGACGAAGGAGTTGAGGACGATGCTCATTAAATTAATATATAAAATCCTGAAAAAACTTATTGATAATTGCGATAAATTCTACTTGGAGGAAACAGATCCGGACGTGATAGAGGCGAAAGAACTTCTTGGTAGAGTGGAAAAAGCTATGAAAGCAAAAGGAGATGATGCTAATGCACATCAGTAAAGACCAGCGCCTTGATGCAATATCCGGGCGAGATCAAATGGCAGAAAAGCCACCATCAGAAGAAGCGAGCAGACGCTTCCGGACACCGGCATGCTACGGAATTTTAGATTATTTGGCAAGGCAGAAGGCGAAAAGGAACAAGATTGATACAGGGGAGGAGATAGGACGTGGACAAAGAATGCTTGAAAAGGTATCAGAAGAATCAGAAGGAATTACAGAGCCTTGAAAGAATCCTGGAAAGATTACATCAGCAGTTAGAGGACGTTCCTGAAGTATCTGGTAAAGTAAGTAAGTCTTCAGATGGCTTTCCCTACATAGAACAGCATGTTACAGTCAGTATGCAGGAGCCCAAAAGCGCTTCCAGGATCAAGGATAAGATCCGGGAGAAGGAAAACAGAAAGAAAGAGGTGCTGTCTGATATGGCACGAGCAGAAAGGCTTATCGTAGGAATACCGGAAGGATTGACACGACAGATTATGGAACAGGTGTATCTGGAAGGAATGAGCCAGCAGGAGGTTGGAGAAGCTATTGGATATACGAAAGGGAGAATATCTCAATTGATATCAAGAGCAACAAAAGATTAAACACATTAAACTTTTAGATATGTTATTATTATACTGAACTTAGTGAAAAGACAACTTTCATTATGGTTTCTCTTCCTCAAGAAGTACATACAAAAACCTAGAAAGAGCGGCTTGGCAACAGGCCGTTCTTTTGTTGCATAATGACGAAAAATGGGATATTATGAGGGTAGGTTTTGTGTGTATATGAAGGGGCGATTTTTAGTGGAAACAAAATTTAAGGATATAGTATTTAGTGTAGGAGCAATTACGTTCTTCGCATATGCAAGTGCGTATTCTTTTTATGAAGGAAAGTTTAGTTATTGGGGAATCCCGCAAGAACTTTTAAAAATTGATATAAATACTGTGTTGAGATATATACGAGAAGATTTATTGCTAATAGGATTTTTAATTGTAATATCAGTATTAGAAACTATTTGCTTTCCTTGGGAAAAGGTAAAAAAATTACAAGATTATTCTATAATTATTGCAAGCACAGTTTTTTTAACAGTAATGGAATTGGTATTAATTGGAATTAATAAAAAATTATTGATTTTTACTATAGGAATACCAAGTATTGCGTTATGTTGGTTACTTGTAATAGTCGCCAATGAGAAAAAATCAAAGAGTATTAAGTATGATATAGAGAATAAGAAAATTTGCATAAAAATAATGGTGTTATTATATTTTTTATATGTTATTTTGAATATTTCTTATTTATTTGGAGAAAGAAAGGCTCGTGAGCAAGTAGATTATTATGTTGTGAAGAATGAAAAAAATCAAATTGTTTTACAGGAGTTGGAAGAATATTTTATAGTAGAAAGTTATGATAAAGATAAGAAAGAATTTAAGAAAAGCTTTAAAATTGTGGATAAAAAAGATTTAGAATTTGAATTAATTCATTTTGATGAATAATGAAGATATAGAGGCACCCTCCGGGGTGCTTTTTTGATGCAAAAAACAGGAGGTGAGTCTGAGTGACTGAAAAACAGAAAAGATTTTGTGATGAGTACCTGATTGACTGTAACGCCACCCGGGCTTACAAGGCGGTATATCAGAATGTGAAAAGCGATGAAACAGCTAAATCAGCAGCGAGCAGATTGTTAACTAATGTTAACGTTAAAAAATATATAGATGACCGTATGGAAGAGCTTCACAATGAGAAAACGGCAGATGCACAGGAAGTAATTGAGTATCTGACGTCTGTTCTTCGGGGAGAAAGTATTGCACAGGAAATCGTAGTAGAAGGCACAGGTGATGGCTGCAGTGAAGCGAGGACAATGGAAAAAGCCCCGTCAGAAAAAGAAAAATTGAAAGCTGCAGAGCTCCTGGGTAAAAGATACGCATTGTTCACAGATAAAATTGAAACAGATGTAGATATGGATTTGAACATCACGATTGATTATGGAGATAATGACAATGAAGAAAGTTAATATTTTAGGAACGTTATATACGATATATTTTGATACGCCAGATGAAAAACTTCCAGAGGGTTGTGATGGATGCATGGATCAGAGTATTCATCAGATTAGGATCGCGAAGTTAGAATCCAGTAGAAACTCTTTAAGGAATTTGAAAGAGTACAAGAAGAAGGTACTCAGGCATGAAATTATTCATGCGTTTCTGTACGAGTCTGGATTATGGAATAACAGTGGCGATGCCGAAAGCTGGGGATGGAACGAGGAGATTACAGACTGGATTGCTATTCAGTCACCGAAACTTTTCAAAGCCTTTAAAGAAGCTGATTGCCTGTGAAAATAAATGTTCAAGCTAATCCATGCTTTAAAGAGGTTGATCACAGCCACAAGCGTTATGTCGTCATGAAAGGTTCTGCTGGATCTGGGAAGAGTATGGACACGGCGCAGCATTATATCATGCGTCTGATGAATGACCCGGGACGAAATCTTTTGTGTGTCCGGAAAGCAGATGTAACGAATAGAGATAGCACTTTTGCAGAATTGCAGAGTGCTATTTTTCGTATGTTCGGAGAAAGCTATAAGAAGTATTGGTACATCAATACTTCAAATATGCTCCTGGAATGTAAGAACAATCATAACCAGATTATCTTCCGCGGGGTAAATGACGAGAAGCAACGTGAGAAACTTAAGTCAATTACATTTAAGCGCGGGAAGCTTACCGATGTTTGGATAGAGGAAGCCACAGAGATTACACAGTCAGATTTTGAAATCATCGATGACCGACTTCGAGGTATATTGCCGAAGGGATTATTCTACCAGATCAGGTTAACATTTAATCCGGTGTCATCACATCACTGGATTAAGAAAGTGTTCTTTGATCGTGTTGATCCGGATGTACTGACGCATCAGTCAACCTACGAGAACAACCGGTTCATTGATGAAGCGTATCACAGACGTATGCTCCGGCGTAAGGAAGTAGATCCGGAAGGTTATCGGGTGTATGGTCTGGGTGAATGGGGAGAGGTTGCCGGTCTTATCCTTAAGAATTATGTCATAGAGGAATTTGACCGGAATCCGGAGAACTATGATTACATTGTGAACTCACAGGACTTTGGATTTAACCATGCCAACTGTATCGGCGAGGTAGGCTTCAAGGATGGAGATCTGTATCTCTTCCAGGAACTGTATGTGTATGAGATGGATACAGAAGAGATTATTAAGCTGGCTGCGGGCAGATTTAACAAGAAGTTCCGGATGTGGTGTGACTCTGCTGAGCCGGACCGTATCAAGATGTGGCAGAAAGCAGGATACAGAGCCAAAGGAGTCAATAAAGAGACGAACAGTGTTCACGCTCAGATAGATTATTTAAAACAACACATGATTCACATACATCCGTCCTGTGTGAATACCATAAAGGAAATACAACAATGGAAGTGGAAGAAAGATGAACGCACAAACACTTATCTTGAAGAACCAGTTCCATTTTTTGATGATGCAATGGCTATGTTGCGTTATTCCATTGAGGAAGAACGTAAGGCTAAGCCGAGACTAAACAGAAACTTGAAAGGAGGTATATAGGTGCAGGATATATACAGACTGCCGGCAGAAGAAGAGCTGACAGACTATAAACTGACTACATTCATTGCAAGACATGCTGCAGAGTGTACGTTCCGGTATCAGCGTCTGAAAGATGCTTATGAAACAAATTATCAGATATTCAGAGAACCGAAGAAGCCGAAATGGAAACCGGATAATCGGATTGCTGTGAATTTTGCTAAATACATTGTGGACACCATGAACGGATTCTTCATTGGACATCCAATCAAACTGCAGGTGGATGATGAGAATGAGGCAGTGAAGAAATATGTGGAGCTTCTAGACCAGTACAATGACCAGGACGACAACAACGCGGAGCTGTCAAAGATTTGCAGTATCTATGGTAAGGGATATGAGATGTACTATGTAGATGAGATTGGAAACATAGGAATTACATACCTGTCTCCAATGGACGCTTTTATGATTTATGATGATTCCGTATTGCGGAGAGAACGTTTTTTCGTAAGGCTTTATGTGGACGCTAACCAGGTGTTGCATGGTAGTATTTCGGACGAAGCAAGGGTTCGTTGGTTCGTGATAAAGGGAAAGCTGATTTGGGAGGAAGAAGATAAGATTCATGGATTTGATGGAGTTCCAGCTACAGAGTATGTGGAAAATGAGGAGCGCACGGGAATCTTTGAACCAGTACTTACTATGATTGATGCTTACAATAAGGCCATTAGCGAGAAAGCAAATGATGTGGATTATTTTGCAGACGCTTATCTGAAAGTGCTTGGATCTAAGTTGGACGATGACGATGTAAAACATATCCGAGATGACAGAATCATTAATTTTGAAGGTGATATAGAACGGTTAATTGTTGAATTCTTGCAGAAACCAGATGGTGATACGACACAGGAGCATTTGATTGATCGACTAGAGAAGCTTATTTTCCAAATCAGCATGGTTGCAAATATTTCAGATGAGAATTTCGGGACAAGTTCTGGTATTGCTATGAAGTATAAGCTACAGGCAATGAGTAATCTGGAAAAGACGAAGGAGCGGAAGTTCACATCTGGAATGAACCGGCGGTATCGGTTAATATTTTCAAATCCGGTCTCTGGAATGAAGAAAGATGACTGGGTGAAGATTCGTCCACATTTTACGCCGAACTTCCCAGCAAATGTCCAGGAGGAATCAGAAATCGCAAGAAATCTTGACGGCATCGTCAGTCAGGAGACCCAGCTTGGAGTGTTGTCTATTGTGGACAATGTGCAAGATGAAATAAAAAAGTTGGATTCTGAACAGGAAAAGATAAAAGCAGATCCGATTATGTCACAGATGTTCAATATGAGTGGTGGTGGCGAGAATGCCGAAAAGTAATGATTATTGGCGTAAGCGTGAAGAAGAGAATCTGAGAAAGAATCAGATATCTGAGGCTGAGTATGCAAGGCAGATTCAAGAAACGTATGAATACATGCTTGATCAGATTCAGAAAGAAATCAATGGATTCTACACAAAGTATGCGACTGCGGAGGGAATATCACTGGCGGAGGCAAAACGGAGAGTTTCCAAGCTTGACATTGAGGAATATGGACGTAAGGCTGCCCGGTATGTGAAGGAGCAGAATTTCTCCAAGCAGGCGAATGAAGAAATGAGATTGTATAATGCGACTATGAAAATCAATCGCCTAGAACTTCTGAAAGCCAATATAGGGCTTGAACTGGTATCTGGATTTGATGAGCTGCAACAATACTTTGATGAAAAGCTAACAGACCGTACACTGGAAGAGTTCAAAAGACAAGCAGGTATTCTTGGTAAGACAGTTCTTAATAATGAAAAAGTGACACATGCAATTGTAAATGCGTCATTTAAGAACGCTACATATTCTGACAGAATTTGGATGTATCAGAGCCAGTTAAAGGCAGAAATGGACAAGCTCCTAAAAGAAGGGCTTATCCAAGGAAAGAATCCAAGAATGCTGGCAAGGCATTTACAGAAGACATTTGGTGCAAGCAGATACAATGCAGAACGTCTGATGGTTACAGAACTTGCAAGAGTACAGACGGAAGCCCAGAAACAGTCATTTATCCGGAATGGATTTGATGAATATGTCTATGTGGCTTGTGGTGGCAGTGATGTATGCGCAGAATGTAAGGCATTAGACGGGAAGCATTTCAAGGTAGATGATATGATGCCGGGAGAGAATGCTTCGCCAATGCATCCCGGGTGTCATTGTAGTGTTGCAGCATATATGGATGATGAGGCTTATGAAGAGTGGCTGGATGGTTATTCTGAACATGGACTTGATTTTGAAACATGGAAACGAATGAATGAGGGTGAAAGTGGAAATATCAGCAGTTTACGGATAGGAAGTAATCAAGTTCCGTTGGAAAAAATCAAATCAGAAACATATGGAAGAAAATTTAATCAAATAACAAAGAATACGTCGGTTAATAATTCATTGCGTAAATATGCTAGGGCTATGTTGGTGCATAGAAATGGAACAGATGGAGAAGATTTGTATATTATTAGTGCAAAAACAGGAAAGAGATTATTTTCAAAAACTAAGGATGCAAATGTACTTGGTGTAGAATTATCATCTGATGAAATTGGAATGATCCAGGAATATGCAAAATCCGAAGGTGTAATTGGTATCCATAATCATCCAACTAATATTCTTCCAACAGGGAGTGATTTTGTAGCAGCAGGGGCAAGAAAATATGAATTTGGAATAATTGCTACTCATGATGGAAGAGTATTTTCGTATAAAGTAGGAAAAAAGCCATTTAGGAGCGAATATTTCAACCAAACCGTTGACAAGTATGTATCAGCGCCATACAATTATGGTATAGAAAAAGCGCAGATACAAGCGTTGAAAGAGTTTGGAAGGGAGTTCGGAATTGAATGGAAGGAATTAAAGTAACAGGAAAAGATGTAATTATTCATAGAGACTTAACTCCAGAAGAAAGAGAAGAAGAGCTTAAGAGATTAAAAAAAGAAAGCGACAATTTAAAAGAATGGGAAGACTAGATACCACTGATCATAATGATTGGTGGTATTTTTATATTCATTTTTAAGAAAGGACGAGGTGAAAACATGAAGAAATTATTTATTAGCCAGCCAATGAAAGGAAAAACAGATGAGGAAATTCTGGAGGAGAGACAGAAAGCAATTAAGAGTGCGGAGAAAATGGTAGGAGAGCCCGTAGAAGTAATTGACTCCTTTTTCCAGAATGCACCTGCAGATGCAAAGCCTCTTTGGTTCCTGGGAAAGTCATTAGAATTATTGTCTGGAGCAGATGTAGCGTATTTTGCTCCCGGATGGGAAGATGCAAGAGGTTGTAGAATTGAATATGATTGTGCAATTGCATATGAAATCAAGAGCATCGTAGCATAGGAAGGCGGTGATCCTAATATCTCCCACCGGCAGGGAATGACCGGGAAGAAAGGAGAAGATTATTGATTGAAGTAAGTGTCCATGAAGGAGAAATAAAGATATCCGGTCATGCAAATTACGCAGCGCCTGGATACGATATCGTCTGTGCCGGTGTAACAGCACTTGCACAGACACTGATCAAGTCCATAAAGGACCTGACAGACGATAAAATTGAATATGAGATATCTCCCGGAAGGGTGGATATAAAGTATGGGAATCTATCAGAGAAGTCGAAAACTCTGGTGGATTCCTTTTTCATTGGCATCTGTATGATTGCCGAGGAGTTTCCGGAGTATGTCCGGATCATGTAACTTAATGTGACCGGGATGTCGTTAAACTACACATTCAAGATGCAATGGCCTGGGCTTAAATGAATGGGTTGGGGCAGAAAGGATAGAGATATGAAAAACAGAACATGGAGAATTCCAATGAGTAACCTGCAGTTATTTACAGAGCCTGGGGGAGACGGCGGTGGAGCCAATGGAGGAAACAGTGCTGGAGCTGGGCCAGGAAATGAACCAGGAAATAACGGTGGAAATGAAACATTGTCATTTGAGGAATTTTTAGCGCTTGAAGGAAATCAGGCAGAGTTTGACCGACGTGTCCAGAAAGCGGTCAATACCGCGGTGACCAATGCACAGACAAAGTGGAAGGCACTGACGGATGATAAGCTGTCCGAGGCTGAAAAGCTGGCACAGATGACAAAGGAAGAGAAAGCGGAGTACAAGGCAAATAAGCTTGAAAAGGAACTGGAGGACCTGAAACGGCAGAATGCCAAATCAGATATGGCAAAGACAGCGCGCAAGATGCTGGCAGACGAGGAAATTAATATCCCGGATGAACTTCTGGTCAATCTGGTGGTAGAGGATGCTGACGGAACCAAGAAAGCAGTTGAAGCATTTGCAAAGATGTACAAGGAGGCGGTGCAGGCTGCAGTCAAGGATGCTTTAAAGGGAAATCCACCAAAAGCAGGTACTGGTGGAAAAGGAACTATGACAAAAGAACAAATCTTGGCAGTGAAGAATCCGTCTGAAAGACAGAGACTGATTGCTGAGAACATCACATTATTTCAGTAAGGAAAGGAAGTAGAAAAGATGCATGATATTAGAAAATTAGGATTACAGGCATTTGCAGCGCCGGACGGAATGACCGGAAGCGCACAGGCCCAGGTTATGGCCAGAGAGATTGACTTTGTTACATCATTCGGCAAGAACCTGCAGGCACTGTTAGATATTTTGGGAATTACCAGAATGATCAGAAAAGAAAATGGATCAGAGTTAAAGACCAAGACAGTAAAAGGAACACTGAAGTCCGGAGAGGTTGGAGAAGGCGAAGAGATTCCAATGTCTCAGTACACAGTAGAGGAACAGACATTTGATAAGATCAAGATTGAGAAGTACAGAAAAGGTGTATCTCTGGAAGCAATTGCCGACAAGGGATATGAAGCAGCTGTACAAGATACAGATGAGGAGTTCAAGTCAGATCTTCGAAATGTGGTCAGTGACAAATTCTATAAGCAGTTAATGGCTGGATCGCTGGTAGGACACGAGTTTACATGGCAGATGGCTGTTGCAATGGCAATTGGTAAGGTCAAGGATAAGTTCAAGAAGATGAAGAGAACCGTGACAGGAGTTGCTGTGTGGGTGAACACTCTGGATGTATATAAATATGTGGGCGCAGCGGATATTACATTGCAGACCGCATTTGGATTTGAATACATGAAGAACTTCCTTGGAGCAGACGTTGTATTCATCAGCTCTGAGATTCCGGAGAAAGTGGTTATTGCAACTCCGCTCAACAATATGGTCGCATATTATGTTGATCCGGGAGATTCTGAGTTCGCAAAAGCAGGACTTGTATTTACAACGGATCCTGAGACAGGATTTATCGGATTTCATTCAGAAGGAAGTTATGGCCGCATGATTTCCGACAACTTCGCAATTATGGGACTGCGTCTCTTCTGTGAGTATTTGGATGCTATTGCATATATTTCTGTAGGAGAATCTGATACACAGACTCTTGGTACACTGAATGTAACATCGGAAGCTGGCTCAGAAACAGGAAAGACAAAATTGACTGTAAAAGAGCAGTTGATGTCAATGAAAAACTGCTGGAAGTACAAAGATGCTGTAGCCGCAACTCCAGTAACTTTCGGTATGGACGTTAAGAATTGGTCTAAGTGGGATGGTGAGTCAGAGATTTCCTCAACAGCAGCTCACCACGTCACCTTGGTTGAATGTGATCAGAATTACAAAGCTGTTCGTTCTGGTGATGTAGCTGTAACTGTTAATGCGGGAGCCTAGGAGGTAAAAATGTATAAAGTAATTGTGTATTTTACAGATTTACATGATAACGATCATGAATACCACGAGGGAGATATTTTTCCTCGTGAAGGTGTAAAAGTGGCAGATGAACGATTGGCAGAACTTTCCGGAAGCAATAATAAACGCGGAATTCCATTGATTGAAAAGGTGGAAGAAGAGCATGAAAGGAAACCGGGGAAACAGCCTGGAAAGAAAAAGGAAGAAGCAGCATCTGAGGAGTAGGTGATCTGATGTTAGATGATATAAAAGAGCTTCTTGGAATATCGAAAGAGGATACATACCAGGATAATAAGCTGATGCTCTTGCTCAATGCGACAAAAAACCGATTAAAGGTGCGGCTGGGTGGAGCAGAGCCACCCGAAGCACTGAGCTATATCATTGTTGATGTTGTGATTAAGCGGTTCAACCGGATTGGCTCAGAGGGACTTGCTTCGCATACTGTGGAAGGTGAGAGCCAGGCGTTTGCGGAAGATGATTTCGCAGAATATGAGGATGATATTCAAGCATACTTGGACAGTTTGGAGAACGCTACGAAAGGCAAGGTGAGATTCCTGTGAGATATGATACACCAATTTTTTTTCAGATGGTTGTTCCTGGAGAGTACGATAAAAAGACGGGAAATTATGCCGATAATCAGATTAAAGAAGTAATAAGGTATGCTTCGGTTATGGATACTGGGGTAGAGACAATGAAACTGGTGTATGGAAGTATCCAACAGGGAAGTCTAACAATTCAGTTACAGAACCAGTATGAAAAGCCATTTGACCAGATTCGTGTTGGAAAGAAGATTTATCAGGTGGACAGCCGGAGAGACTTGAGGACAAAGCAGACTTTTGTAGTGTCGGAGGTACAGTGATGGGAATTAAGATTACTGGCATGGAAGAATTGCAGAAGAAACTGAAACGCTGCGAGAAACTGGAAGCTGTAAAAACTGTTGTTAAAAAGAATGGCAGTGAATTACAGGCGAAGGCGCAGGAAAAAGCACCGGTTGATACTGGACATTTGAAAAGAAGTATTGGACTGGATATTACGGATGAAGGTCTGACTGCGGAAATTGAGCCTACAGCAGATTACGCAGCATATGTGGAGTATGGAACCAGATTCATGAACGCTCAGCCATATATGAAGCCGGCGTACAATGCGCAGAAAGGGAAGTTCAAGTCTGATTTACGAAAACTTGTGAGGTGATGCTATGGATCCACAGCAGGAGTTATTCAGTGAGTTTTTAGTATCACTGAGAGAAAAGTATAAGGATACGGGTATTGGTGTGTATGATACGTTGTTACCGTCAGATGATACACCGTATCCTTTCGTATATCTTGCAGATAGTCAGCAGAATGACCAGAATACAAAGTCTGAGACCATTGGGAGAGTCAGTCAGACATTTCATGTGTGGCATGACAATCCAAGACAGAGAGGGACGGTATCAGGCATTCTAGCAGAGATTAAAGCAATGTGCAGGATATTAGAACATACGGAGAATTATGCCTGGCAAATCAGGAATGTGAGCCAGCAGATTCTCCCAGACACAACGACAAAACAACCACTTCTTCACGGTGTTTTAGAAGTGGAATTTCAATTTAGTTAGGAGGATGAAAATGAAGTTTAGCAAATTACAATTATTTGCAGAGGCGGTAGCTGGTAAGAAGGTTATTTACCTGTATCGCATTATGAGCAAGTCAGCATCAAACGATGCAGTAGGACTTGCATTTACAACTGAGAATGAGCGTACTAAGTCAAAAGATGCTGATACGACAGCAACAAAAGACGGAACAGTGCGTACTCCGGGAACTTCGGAGGTCGAAATCACAGCTTCCAGTCTCCTGAAAAAGGGAGATAAATTCATTGACGAATTGGAAGATGCTTTGGACGATGATGAGATTTTGGAAATCTGGGAAGTGAACCTGGAGGAAGAAGGTACTGACACGAACAAAGGAAAGTACAAATCAAAATACTTCCAGGGATATCTTACGGAGCTTGACCAGACATCAAGTGCAGAGGATAATGTAGAGATTTCTCTCACATTCGGGATCAATGGAAATGGTGTGAGCGGTTATGCGACCGTGTCAGCGGAGCAGAAAGAAATTGCCGCATATGTATTTGTGGATACACAGAAAACAGGAGCGTAGGGAGCCTAGACAGCAGGCTCTCTTTTTCGTGTGCGACATCGCACCAGAAGGGAGATAAAGAAATATGATGGAACTTACAATTAACGGAACAGTGTATCAGTTTAAATTCGGAATGGGATTTTTAAGGGAAGCCAACAGAATGGTAAAAATTCCGGTTCAAGGAATGCAAGGCGTTACAAAAGAGATTGGTGCAAGATATCTGATTGCAAGAGTTGTTGTGGATCAGGAGACAGATGCATTAGTAGATCTTTTGGATATGGCAAATAAAAGCGAAAATCCTAGAGTAACGAAGGCGTTACTAGATTCTTATATTGATTCAGAAGAGACTGATATCGATAAGCTTATGGAGGAAACGAAAAATTTTTTATTGAAAGCAAATGCTACCAAGAAGATTGTGGAGGAAATCGAGAAAGAATACGAAAAACAGATGGCTCAGAATCAGTAGAGGAAGACTTGTATAAGGAAGTGGCAAAAAATTGTTTCCGATATTTCGGATTCACATCGTTTAAACAAGTGGATCAGCTTACGCTGTCAGAGTATGAAATTATGATGGAAGCGCTAGAACTTCGGATGTTTGACGAGAGTTTGCACGAACACCGTCAAGCATTTTTGAATTTTGCAGTAAAGGCAGAAAAGAAGGCAGGTAAGGGCAAGACTAAACCCGTTTACAGGAGATTTCGACAGTTCTTTGATTTTGATAAGGAATTCGGAAAGATAAGGAATCGAAGGAAACCATCCAGATTTGCTGGAACAACTAAGTTGCTGGATAGAGAGGAGTGAGAGAATGGCAGAGTCGTATAGTGTAAAAGCAATATTATCAGCGCAGGACAAGAATTTTTCATCTATTATGAAATCGTGCGCTGGTTATGCGAACAATTTGAAAACCACTCTCACCGGAGGACTTGGTTTTGGAGCAATGGCTGCAATCGGAGGAAAAGCAGTATCAATGGTCACAAGCTCGGTCAGCGGGCTTTCGAAAGAAACAATAGAAACTTCGGATTCTATGTATAAGCTTCAAGCAGCTATGCGTTTTAGTGGATATGCAGAGGACGAAATTCAGAGAATCGCTGGTGCAACAGGTACGTTAAAGACGTATGCAGATAAAACAGTATTCTCCCTGCAGGATGTTATGAGTACATTCGGCTCACTTTCGGCAAATGGAATCAAAGACGCGGACAAGTTGACAGAAGCAGTCGGTAATGCAGTTGCTGTATTCGGTGGAGGTGCAAAGGAATATTCCTCGGTAGCACTTGCGTTTTCGCAGGCAATGGCGGCAGGAGCTTTACATGCGCAGGATTGGAATCAGATCATCAATGCAAGTCCACAGCTCGCAGGAGGCCTCAGAAAAGAACTTATCAAGCTTAACCCGGCGCTTGGTGATGACTTCAAGGGCGCAATGGAAAAAGGTGCAATCAGTGCAGATATGCTCGGACAGGCTATTAATAACATTGGTATGACCGATATGGCAAAAGAAGCAGCAACATCGATAACAACCTTTGAGGGCGCAATGGGAAATTTGGAAGCGTCTGCAGTAAGCGGAATGATGAACTTGTATGATACATTTGCCAAGACGAAAGTAGTAGATGCGATTAATGGATTAACCGGAAAAGTCGAAGCGGGATTTGATTGGATGTCTGCTAATATTCCAAAAGCAATTCAAATAATATCTCCTTACTGGAATGTATTCAAAACAGATGTTATTGATGTAGGAAGAGCGTTTGGAGATGCTGCAGGATCGATCATTGGTGAGGTCCAGAATCTCACAGGAGCCTTCGGGAAGAAGGAAAGTGTAGACAACTTTTCGGAAAGCATGGGAACTGCAACGAATGCTCTTACTACCTTTGCAGGATTCTTGAAAGAACATGATAAGGAAATAGCAAAAGCAATTACGATATTACCGAAACTATATGTGGCTTATAAGGGATTTAAAATTGCCAGCGCGGTTGCACCATTTGTAGGTGCATTTACAGGAGCAGTAGGTGGATTGGCAAAAGCTGGTCTTGGGAAAATAGCACCTAATTTATTTAAAGTCTCGAAAGGGCAGGAAGCAGTTGGAAAATCCAGTAACGGAAGTGCAAAGAAAATGGTAGCGTCTGCCAAGGCTTTTATGATGATGGGCGCAGGAGTGCTTGCAATTGGAGCAGGATTTTATCTTTTGGCTCAATCAGCGGTTGCGGTAACGAATGCTGGACCAGGCGCTATTGTAGTTTTAGCTGGTTTAGTAGGAGTGGTCACAGCGTTAAGTGTTGGTATGGTCAAAATGCTTTCCTCTATGTCTGGGGGAACGAAGAAATTGACAGCAATGATTCCGGCACTTCTTGCTTTAGGTGCAAGTATCCTGATAATCAGTGCAGGATTTGCAATATTGGCATATTCAGCAGTACAAATCGCTCAGGCGGGACCATTGGCTGCGGGAGTAATGCTTGGAATGGTCGTGGCGTTGGGTGCGCTGTTGATTGTAGCGAAAAATGTAGCACCGGCGTTGTCTGCAGGAGCTGTGGGATTTATAGCTTTTGGAGCAGCAGTAGTGCTTGCAGGAGTGGGAATGACGATTTTAACATCAGCAGCTATTAATTTGGCAAATGCAGGACCACTTGCAATTGCGTGTATGGTTGGCATGGTGGCAGCAATTGCACTTCTGGCAGGTGGAGCGGCAGCTTTGGGTCCGGCACTTACAGCTGGATCCGTGGGAATGATTGCGTTTGGTGTTGCAGTAGTACTTGTTGCGACCGGTGTGCTGATTGCCAGTGCGGCATTAGCCGTCATGGCAGGAGTTCTTCCTACGATTGTGACCTATGGACAACAGGGAGCTTCCTGTATTGCAATGCTTGGTGCGGGAATGCTGGTGCTTGGAGCCGGCACATTGGTAGCCAGTGCGGCATTTATAGCGCTTGGAGTCAGTTTGACGCTTGCAGCAGCTGGATTAACGCTTTTAGGAGTATCTGTTGTTGCGGTATCAGCCGGAATACTTGTATTTGGAGCAGCTATGGTAACAGGTGCTGCGGGGACAGCAACAATGGCAGTGGCATTGAAAGCTGTGAATTCCAGTATGAAAACCATAGCAAGCAATGCGAAATCAGCGAACAGTTCACTGAGTAGCATGAGAAAATCGGTTGATGTTGTGAATAGTGGATTAGATGCGATCGGTTCAAAAGCAAAATCGGCTATGAGTTCTCTTAAGAGTGCATTCAGCAGCGGGGTAAGTAGTGCGACAGCGTCAGGTCAAGCAATTGGAAACAACTTCAACAATGGAGTCCGCAATGGAATGAACCGGGCAGTATCCACAGCAAGATCCATGTCTGCATCCACGGTAGTGGCAATGCAATCAGCCGGATCCGGTTCATACAGTTGCGGTGTATATATAGGTGCTGGGCTTGCAAATGGTATGGCAAGTCAGTTAGGACATGTCAGATCAGTGGCAACGCAACTTGCAGCAGCTGCAGAAGCAGCAATCCGAGCAAAAGCACAGATTCATAGTCCATCCAGAGTATCGGATAAGCTTGGTAGTTATTTCGGTATTGGGTGGGTTAATGCAATACTGGGAAAAGTTAAGCTTGCGAGAAAAGCGGCAGCACAACTGGTGCAAATACCAGAGTTGGCGACCATACCGGATATTGGTATGAACATCCGGACAGATATTAATGATTTGGATGACAATTATGAGTATACCAGAAATGGAACTTATACCATTTATGTTCCGGTTGAAATTGATGGAAAACAGGTTGCAAAAGCTTCAGCGGTTTATACGCAGGAGGAACTTGAAAAGCTTGATAAGCAGAACAGAAGAAAAAGCGGAGTTAGATAGGGAGGCAAGATATGTATAAATTCATAGACACGACAGAGAGTCAGGATAACACAGAGTTGCCTTCCGAGGCACTCTGCATTAATGGAATATACATCGAAAATGAAATTGAGGGCTATAGGACCTTAAGCGTGGAAGGGCGCGAACTGTTAGAATCTGAAGTTAGCAATATTCAGATTGGGAATCAGGATGGCAGACGCTATAAGCAGAAGAGGGATGAATCTCGGACAATTCAAGTGAATTATCAGATGCTCAGCAACAGCACGGAAGATTTCCGAGAAAAATTCAATAAGCTATGTTCTCTGATCAGTGTAGAACAAGCAGAGCTGGTTTTTCGAGATGAGCAGGATAAATATTTTATCGGCACAAAAGAAAGTGTTGGAGACGTAGATCCCGGAAGACTGAACGTTGTAGGCAGCTTTTCGTTCATATGTACAGACCCGTACAAATACAAAACAACGGAAAAGACGGCAACAAATAATGGAACGGCTACGGAAATCACACTGAAAAATGAAGGGACAAAAGCAGTTCCAATTAATGTCACAGCACTCATGAAGTCTGAGAATGGATATCTTGGACTGACTCTGGACGATCGATTCTATCAGATCGGGCATCCAGAAGAGGTAGATGGTGTGAGTTATGAGGCATCCGAGCGGTTATTTGATGACCACTTATACAGGGACTGTGGCTGGGCGCTTAACCAGGGAATCACGCCGCCGGTCACGCCGGAGAGACTGCAGTCTGGGGCAATAACTTATGTCAAGGAGTCTGGAACAGAAGGATACGCGAAAGTTTCCAATTATAAGACTGGCGACAGCTGGCATGGGGCAGCATTGACTAAGACGGTGCCGGCGGACGCAAACGGCGAATACCCGGAAAACTGGCGTTGTGACTGGCGTTTTGATTTCAACACAGTTGGGGCTGGATCTGATGCAGGAAAGCAGGTCGGACACAATTCTGTAACATTCTCGGATGCAGATGACAACATCATCGTGTCTGTGGTGTTTGAAGACAACAATGCGTCTCTTGAAAGGTCAGATATGGCAATCTATATTGGTCAGAAGCGCGTTTGGGATACCAAGAACACTACGAAGTTCTACGTGACAGGACGTGAAGGCGATGGCGCTTGCATCCGGGTAGAGAAGATTGGAGAAAACATTACAGTCAAATTCAGTTACGCCGGAATCAGCAAGACTTTTAAGGCAGAGGATTCTTCCGCGAAGCTGCGAAAGATTACCTGGTACGGTGCCGGATACAAAACGAACCCGACGATCCGGAATAATCTGTTAAGAGCAATCAATGTAGTAAAACACAATGTCCAGAAGTACGACGATATTCCGAATTATTTCCAACCGGATGATGAAATCTACCTAGATGGAAATGCTAATAAATTATACATTAACGGGATTCTGGACTGGGATACCGTAGACATTGGAAGCCGGCCGTTACTTCTTCCTCCGGGAGAACACACGCTCGGTATTGTAACATCAACATTTTCACAGATACCGGAGGTCACAGTAACTTATAGAGAGAGGTGGTTATAGATGGAATGGTTCATTATCGGGCGTGATATGCATGTATTGTGCAATCCATCCACAGATGCTCCGGACAGTCTGCAGATTGATGACAGCGGAGCTAACCAGGGGCAGACAATCTCACTTACAAATAATGTAGCGATTGGCACCTATGATTTTACGACATTCCCGGATCACGAGGATATCAAGTATATCACGGAAGGAAATTATATCGCTTTTAAAGATAAGTATGGAAAAGACCGGCTATATACCATCATGACCATCGAAGGCGATGACGAGCTGGATGTACATTGTGAAGATATTGGACTGGACCTGATTAATGAGGTAGCTGGTACTTGGAATGTTTCAGCAGAGTCTGTAGCAGATACCATGAATCGATGTCTTCATGACACTGGCTGGGAGATTGGTATCAATGAGATTGCAGACCGGAAGCGAGCAACAAAGTACGAGAGCAAGACGGACAGTCATCTTGCCAGAATCGGTATGATCATGAATGCATTTGATGCAGAGTGCGAATTCGTGATTGAGATGAATGGAGCGACTGTAACAAAGCAGATCGTGAACATTTACAAGACAATTGGTGAGGATAAGGTTCAGCAGACATTTATTGATGACATCAACTTAGTTGCCTTGACCAGAAGCGGAAGCATCGAAGACTTGTGTACCTGTCTGATCTGTTACGGCAAGGAGCTGGAAGATGGGAAGGTTACAAACATTTCTTCCATCGAATATGATGACGGAAAATACTATAGTCCCAAAGGTCATATCCGAATCTACGACCGAGAGGCACATCAGAAATGGTCCAGATTCCGAGCTTATGATTATGTAGGACAGGGAGAATTTGACGGATATATCAATGGAGCATTCCAGTATGATACGGATTCTCCACAAGAACTATTTAACAGAGGGCTGTCAGAACTCAAGAAGCGGAATGATAAGAAAGTATCCTATGAGGCGGAGTTATATGATTTACAGGCGGATATCGGGGATACCATTCAGATCGCAGACAACAGATATCAAGAAAAAATATACCTGTCTGCCAGAGTGCAGGAAGTACAGAATCATTACACGGTTGTCGGAGAAGATACCGGGAAACTTGCTAATTATACATTAATGGAATCCAAGAAGACGCAGGATGTCGATGCCATCATGAAAGAGCTGCAAGGCAAGATTGTATCTGTTGATCACAGCGAAGTAAGTTATCAGGTCGGAGATTCCGGGACAGAACCACCAGAAGGAGAATGGAGCTCCGAGCCAGTATCTGCAGAGTCGGGAAAATATCTCTGGACTAGAACAATTACCTATTATACGAACGGCAGTAGCAACACCGCTTACTCGGTTGCGAAGAGTGGAACTAACGGAGAGCCGGGAGAGGATGGTTATTCCCCGACCGTGGACATCGATAAGAAAGATGGTGAGACTACGATTACAGTAACAGATAAGAACGGTGCGAAATCTGAAACTATCAAAGATGGGACTCCGGGCAAGGATGGAGATTCCGGAATCATTGTGTCTGAGACGGCGCCGGAAAATCCAGAGGTGAATCAGTTATGGACGACTGGATCAAAACAGCCGATTAAAAGATGGGATGGAAAAGAGTGGATACTGTATTACATCGCCATTGAAAATCTTGATGTTGAGACGCTGAGTGCCATTACTGCGAAACTTGGAACAGTAACTGCAGGAATCATACAGAGTGAAGATGAGCAGTTCGTAATTAATACCCTTGAACAGTTGATTTCATTATATTCCAAGACAAATGGCTACACCCTCGATATGGAACGTGGTGAGTTACAATTTGGTGGAATGGATTACTCGACCGGATACCAATTGCCAACGATACTATCGCCTATCGGGTGGTTTGGGGATGTGAACGGGGACAGGGCCAGGTATTTTCTTCGGCACAAGTCTGATGATGTATATGTCGGATTAACTAAAGACTATTTTACAAATTGCCAGGAACTTCCAATCTACAAGACGCTCAAGGATTACAAGACTACAAAGCGGAATATCAACCGGATGGAAGCCGGAACAAAAGTTGTACAGATCAGTTCTGGTGATCCCACATCAGTAGCGGTTTTAACTAGCGAAGAGCTAAATACTCTACTGGATACGGATGATAGTTCAAATGCCAATACGACAGTGTCATTTGCAAATGGCGACGGCTCTGTTCAGACTGTGCATGTGCAAGGAGCGACATATCTGAATGGAGTCTGGTACGCGACGTTGACATCTGGCGCGAAAGCTGGCTCTATTAGAATCAATTATACGGCTACGTATTTCGGTGAAAGCTCGGGAGCATCTGGAACTATGAAAGCACAAGCTAAGACGGTGACGCCAAGAGTTGCAGAACAAGTAGTCACACCGGATGAAGGTTATGATTGCCTGTCCAGCGTAACGGTCCGGGGAATCCCATATGTAGAGTCCGACGGAGAATCCGGCGGAACAACTGTCAATATCGGATAGGAGGTGAAAAAGTGGGAATCAACAAGGTAATGTATGGCTCAAAGACGGTCATAGACCTATCGGGCTCTACGGTAGCTCCAGATAAGATGTTGAAAGGAATCATAGGGTATAACGCTGCGGGCGAAGAGGTTATTGGAACACATCAGTGCCAGGCAGGCATCGGAACTGGTGCTTATGTATGGACGAGTTATGACGTAAAAGAGGAGTGGAATTATACAACAAAAAGTTTGACAAGTACATCCTTTCCAGATGGTTATGATAGTACAACATATGTTGGTTGGACTATAACGGATGACGGATATTTTGAATTGAATAGAGGGACAACAAGTGGCGACACATATTATTTGCCGAAAGATTCGGTGGGCAGGAAAGCGAAGAAAATTCTGAGAAAGGGTAGGTACTCGGTTATCAATCCGTATACGGTTATGACAATCAAAGATATGCCAGATACGGTGAAAGGTGACAATCTGCTTGGATATGTATCATCAGACACAGAGGACGCATATCCATTAAATGGAGTGGAAGAGAATAAGTATTATATTCGCGTAGCTGGTCCTGATGCCAATGCCACCGCAAATAAAATGTTGTCCGGCACGATTGCCTACAAGAGCACTGGAAGAGTAACAGGTTCCATCCAAAAACAGGCTGCACAAACAATTACTCCAAGCACGAAAGATATAACAATATCTTCTGGAAAATATCTATCTGGAACGCAGACAATCAAAGGCGATGCGAATTTGTTGGCGGAAAACATCAAAAACGGTGTATCCATTTTCGGAGTTGTCGGAAATTTTGCAGGAGAAAGCTCTGGTGGAAGTAAGACAGCACAAGGGACTGTTACGGGTGCTGAATCCGGTGCAGTTACAATAGATACGGGACTTGATAATGTTAGCACTTTTGTGTTGTTTTGCCACAAAAGCGCCTCGACAAGTGGAGTGATAAGTGCGGCATATGCAGATGGAACTACAACAGGTGTCGGTGTAAGTTATAGCCAGTACTTTAAGACTGTTGGATATAGTTCGGGGACAATTGCTGTCGAAGGCGGAACGGTTTCGTATACACCAAAAGATAATACGGCAATAACAAAACTAATGCAGGGCGCGGAATATGCATGGATAGCAATAGAATAGGAGGAAAATTATGAGAAAAATGAAAAAATTAATAGCAGTTGTATTAATGGCAGTATTAACACTTGCCTGTGCAGTGCCGACAATGGCATGTACGCCACCACTCAAACCACCACACATTGATATACCGGAAATCGAAGTCAAGATTGACGATAAGCTACAGGATGCAATAGATGCAGCAGCGAAGAAGTTTCTTGAGAAGAATGTATTGGAAAAGCCGGTAGTTAAGTATGCATCATATATCAAAAGAACATCCAGATACGGCACATACGGATGTCTGAGCGTGCAGTGGGATAGGGTAGACAATGCAATAAGCTATGAAGTTGAGGTCACAAAAAGTGATGGAACACAAAAGACGTACAAAACGTCATACGCAGTTCTTGTTAAGTCGAATTATGCGGATGAATTTCTTGATGACGGAATGGACGGTGCAACTGTTAAGGTGAAAGCTTACGGTGTGGATGAGACATTCAGCCTGTGGTCGGACGAAGTTGATGTAGACCAATATAATTTCTAAGATAAGAAAGGAGATATCACATGGCAGTAAAACTGATTGATATTAAGCGCACGTACTCAGGCGGCGGGATGTGCCTGAAGCTTCTTGCAGACAGCAAGGAAGATACACTTCCGACGCTTATAGCAGACGTTCCGGGGCTTACCGGCGCCGGAAGTATAACTCCGGGCAGTATCTGCTATACACCGGCATTAGATATGTGCGTCATGGGAAATAATGGACAATGGGGGCCGTGGGTATGATGGATAGCTTATTATTATATAAAATCCTCAAGAACAGAATCGGGGCAGAGATATCTGCCTCCGGGAACCCAGCAATCATGTCAGATACATTAAAGAATAATCCGATGAATGAGATGAAAGTATTTGGGTGGAGTAAGCAGGAGAGTACGACCGGGGCAAATCTAATAGATGTCAACAGTATGCTGAATGCTTGCCTTATTAAAAATGAAGATGAAACTTATAGCATTAAAAAAACAGAAGATGATAGGTTCTCAAAAACTTTTCCAGTAAATTTAAAAGCAGGAACAGCTGTAAGGTTTGATGCAGATATTGTTGAATATAATGGTGCATATAATAAACCTTTACAAATTTCTTTTTTTAATTATCAAACAATTGCAGCAGGGCAAGCGATAGTTTTAAATAGTGACGTGACAAAAGTTACTATATACCAAGATTCAACGAACAATAACGGAACATACACAAAGTTTAAAAATGTGATATTAAATATTGGCGATATACAAATACCGTATGAACCCTACACCGGCGGACAGCCGAGTCCATCGCCAGACTATCCGCAGGAGATTGTAAGTGCTGGCAGTGATGGGAAGATTGGCGTAGAAGTGCGAGGAAAGAATCTTGTCGATGTATATGGATACAGTGCAAATGGCATACCTAGTCCAAAAGCAGAAAGAATATTATTTAATACCTATGGAACAACTTTAAGTACGACAGAAAAGACGGATAAACTTATTGTGCATCAAGAAATTGTAGATGGGGCAACTGCCAATAGTTATACATCCGGTTATTTTTGCATTGGAATAAATCGCAAGCTTGAAACTGGGAAAGATTACATTATAACGTTTAATATTAATGTGATTCAAAATCCATTCTCTGTATCTACCATCTTTGTTTTGTTTAATGGTATTGAAGCTAATAGGGCTGAGGTGATAGGAGATAAAGTAACAGTAAAAGTAAGCTGCAAAGAAGACGGAGAAAGACAATATGTTGAAGTCAGAAACTGCGGAATGAGCCTGGAAATCAGTAATTTTATGATTACTGAGAAAGATGAAAACACAATCTACGAACCCTATTACGAACCGCAGACTATTTCTATCAACACACCAACAGGTCTTCCAGCTATTCCAGTGGACTCAGACGGCAACTACACCGATGCCAATGGTCAGCAATGGATAGCGGACTATGTGGATTTGAAGCTAGGGAAGTTGTATAAAAAAGTAACGCGATTAAACTTGAAAGATGTTGATGCTATAAGTGTAGCACATGGTTTCCATTCAAACGGAAATGGTTATTTATCATTCAACGTTAAAAATATAAATAAAGGGCATAAACCTATATCGAACCGATATAAAAGTTCGATGTGGACTAATGAAAGCGGATATACGTACGTTCCTAATAGTAATACCATTGTTTTTGTTGATGATAGATTTACGGATAAGCAAACAGCAATTAAATTAGTCCAAAATACATATGTAATTTATGCATTAACATCACAAATCGAAACCGACCTCACACCAGAAGAAATCCAGGCATATAAGAATCTTGTAACATACGCCGGAACAACAATCGTGGAGAACGATGCAGAATGTTATATGGAAGTAAGTGCCGGTGGAGGAGACAGCCTTAGAGCCAAGAAGCTGGCGTTGATACTGGGAGAATAGAGGTGATCATATGGAAATACGTGCAAGACCCTAGTGGTCTTATTTTTATACCATAAAATAAGGAAAGGACGATTTATATGATGGAAAAGATTTTAGTATTACTATCAAGTAACTCATTTATCAGGATTCTGCTGATTGCAGTGACACTGGACACGCTTCTTGGGGTCCTCCGGGCAATCAAGGAGCATAAGTTTAATAGTTGTGTTGGAATTGATGGAGCAATCCGCAAGGCAGCCATGCTTTTCTCAGTTTGTCTTTTAATGGCAACAGATGTAATCATGCATATTAATATGCTTGGCATGGTGCCAGAGAAGTACATACAGATTATGGGAATTCAGAAACTTGGAATCTGTGAATTTTTCTGTCTGTTATTTATACTATACGAAGCGGTCAGTATTTTAAAGAATATGACCCTATGTGGCTTGCCAGTCCCAGCAAGAATCAAGAAATGGATTCAGAAATTCTTGGAAGATATGACAGAAGAATTACCAGAAGATGCGGAAAGCAAATAGTGATGTGCGACATTGCACAGGAAGGAGAATAACATGGCACATTTACTTGTCATTGCCGGACACGGCGCAGGAGATTCAGGAGCCGTAGGGCACGGATACACAGAAGCAGAGAGAGTCAGATACCTTGCTTCCAGACTCGCAGTATTAGGAGGAAACAACGTCACAATTGCGGATACCAATCGAAACTGGTACGCAGACAAGGGAATCAGTTCACTCAACATTCCAAAAAGTTATGAAATTCTGGAACTCCACATGGACAGTGCATCAGCATCTGCGAAAGGCGGGCATGTAATTATTAAGCAAGGATATAACCCCGATCAGTATGATAAGGCACTTGCTAACTTCATTGGCTCGTTCTTCCCCGGCAGAGCAAATACTATCGTAGGACGTGCGCATCTGGCAAACGTAAATAGAGCAGCAGCAAAAGGATATAGCTATCGCCTGTTGGAAAATGGATTTATTTCAAACCACGACGATCTGACAAAATTCAACAACCAGATTGACAAACTTGCAAGAGGAATCTTAAGTGCATTCGGAATCGGCGCACTTGCACCAGTGCAAGCGTCCGCACCAGCGAAAAAGCCAGAACCGATCGACGGATATATTACTTCTGGTGGAGTGTTCCAGGACAAAAAAGATATCTTCGGCACAGTATCATATCAGGTACACGCCAGAGATATCGGCTGGTGTAACTGGCAGAGTGACGGCAAGCTGGCTGGATCTACTGGACAAAACAGAAGAATCGAAGCATTCCGTATGATTCCAGTAGGAGAAACGGACGTAACGGTTAACATTAAGGACATCGGCAACAAGGAATATAAGAACATTACGAAAGATACTATCCTTGGAACGACAGGCCAGGATAAGAGAATCGAGTCCATTAAGATTACAGGAAAAGACACCTGCTATCTGTATCGTGTACAGCAGAAGAATGTAGGATGGACAGATTGGATGAGTAACGGGCAGTGGGCTGGCGCACAGGGAA